GCAATAGCATCTTCAAATTCTTTTTTATCCATAACTTCTCCGTCTAAAGTCAACAACTCATAGCGTGATTGTAATTCCTGTATTGGCATTTCACGCTGAACATCTTCAATGAATTTTTTCGTATCTTGCTGATTGCCATATAGCCAATCCACAGACACTTCATAAAGATTGGCTAAAGTGACAAGAGTCTCAGCATCAGGTTCACTAATTCCTCTTTCATAACCACTCAGGGTTTTATTATTTATCCCCGTTCTTGACTTAACCTGAACTTGACTCAGGTTTTTTCTTTTTCTTGCGGCAGTCAAGCGGCTTGCCAAATCCTGATCCATCCTTAATTCCCTCCAATTTGTCACTTTACCTCACATCAGCGTTATATCCACTGATACAGATTATCACCTTTTATAAGAATTTCCTAGAATCATAGAAAGTATTCGTAAAAACATTGAATAAACCGAAAAATAGAGTTGACTTCGTAGTATCTAAGAATTATGATTATCTCACGGATTCTATGAATCTAAGAAAACATACGCAGAATTAAACAACAGGTTTCATAGTTTCTAAGAAATATTGTAAAGGAGGTGAAAAATCTTGGCAACTGAGAATTTCAACCATAAAGAGGTGTACCCAGTTGTTTTGTCAGTGAAACATGTTGCTGAAATTATGGGTGTAGCTCAAAGCACAGCTTACGAAATGTTCAAACTGACTGACTTTCCCGCACTTGATAAGTTGAACGGCAATAAGCGTGTACTTCGAGACAGTTTCTTTGCTTGGTTAGAAAGCAAACAAAGGAAGGGTGAAACGGATGGAAAAAGTCTCAGCATTTGATTATTTCATGGTTTTTGCAACTTCTGCTTCGTTCGTTGTTGTTGGCTTAGTCGCTTATGTTGGTCTTTGTTTTATCGCTGATCTTGCAAGGTAAGTTCAATAAAAGGAAAAGGAGCCGTAACATATGCAGATTAAAATACAAGAAGTAACAAATGCTGATCTTGCCTTTGGTGGTGACATGAGCAAACTTTTACCGGAATTTGCAAGCATTCCTGAAGAATTTAGGGACGGTAAAACGAAGTGGAACAAAGTTGTTACCGATTGGTTTTATCGAGGACTTAAGAAATGTGAATGGAAGCCAAAAGAAGGCATTGAAACTCAAAAAGCATTACGTCATTTGAAAGCAGTTATGGCATCTTGGGAGCCAAAGCACGAACACAAAGAAGCTGGCTGCGCTTATCTCCTTAGTGAGTTCTTTGAAGATGTGAAATACGAGGTGAGCAAATGAAAATCATCTTCGATGGTCTGACCCTAATTAACTTCAAGAACCACAAATATTTAACACTGAGCTTCCCAGAAATCACTCGGATCAGCGGAACGAATGGCGCGGGTAAATCCAGTATAGGTGAAGCAATCACTTGGATTCTTTTCGGAACCGACACGTTGGGCAGCAAGACTGACCCGACACCAACGAACTATGAGTTCGATGAAGTGATTGCAAAGCTGCTAATGAATGTTGACGGTAAATCCGTGTTGCTAGGTCGTAGCATCGTGAAAGGCAAAGCCGGTTACATCGTCAATGACGTTCCCGTGAAAGCAACAGAATTTGAAACCACGGTTGAATCAATGTTTGACAAGAACCTATTCTTGACCTTGTTCAATCCATCATACTTCTTTACTCAGAAATGGGACGAGCAGCGGGCGCAAATCCTTCAGCATGTCACAGCCCCGGCAAATGTGGAAGTGTTCAAGGAGTTGGAAAAGCCACAGTCTGAGAAGTTAGGCGAGTTGTTCAAGAAACACGGTCCTGACGATTTGGAGAAGATTCACAGGGCAAACAAAACAAAGTTGGATAAGGATATCATTGCACAGCAAAGCCGTGTGAAGACGTTAACGGAACAGCTACAACGTGCGGATGGTAAGAACATTGACGTTCAAGCGGTTCAGAAGGAAATTGGGGAGATTGAACAAGAACTTGCGGGGTTTGAAGGGAAACGGAAGGAAGCCGTTACAGTCAATAGAAAGCTTTCCCTAATAAGCAACCGAATGGATCAAATCAAAGTGTTTATATCATCAGGTAAAGAGAACCACGCAAAAGCCAAAGTTGAACCCGTTGAAGGTGCTTGCAAGACATGTGGGCAGGATTTACAGGGGGAAGCATTAGAGAAGGCTGAACAAAGCAAACAAGCAGACTTAAACCGTCAAGCAAAGGCAATCAATGACGCGATTAAAGAGTTCAAGCAGCTGCAAGAGGAATCAAACAGCATCGGATCTGTTGAAGAAACGGTTGACCTTCAGCCACTTTACAACCGTCAGAATGAACTTCGGAACATGCTTCAGGAATCCCAGGCAATCGAACAATCCCGCAATATGGTTGTCGAAGCCAAAAAGACTGAGGAAAAATTCTTAGAATCTAGGAATGAATCAATTTTCGTCTTAGATGCTCTGAAAGCATTCCATGCCAAGGCTGCGGAAATGCAAGCAAAAAAAGTATCCGATCTGTTCACCAACCTTTCGTTGAGGTTGTTTAAAGTGAACAAAACGGACGGAGAGATAAAACCAGACTTTGAAATTATGATGCATGGCAAGCCTTACAGCAAGCTTTCTACAGCTGAGAAGATAAAGGCCGGTCTGGAACTCATTGACGTTTTGAATCAGCAAAGTGACATTGTGGTACCGGTGTTCGTGGATTGTGCAGAATCCATTTTGAACTATACAGCACCATTGGGGCAATTGATCGAAGCCCGCGTCGCAAACCATGAATTGAAAGTTGAGATTGTCGAAACAAAAACAGAAAAATTGGAGGTTTAAACCATGTTGTCTAACAAAAAATCAGGCTTGTTGTTAGGGTTGGCAACCATGCTAGGCATCGGCGGGCTACTCACTCAGGGCAGACCGAAGCCTGTTGTTCAGAAGCATCATCATCAGCGGGTGAGTTCCATTTCCGCGAAAGAACGTGTAGCCCGCAATAAGCGTAACAAGCAAGCTAATATTTCCAGAAAACAAAATAGGGGGAACTAATCTATGTCCACTCAACTTTCAAACATTAATACGCAAGCTGTTGTTGCTGGTTTCACTGAAAAAGAACTTGATACATTAAAATCCACAATTGCAAAGGGCACCACGAATGAACAGTTCTCATTATTCGTGCAAACGTGCGCTGCATCCGGTCTGAATCCGTTCTTGAATCAAATCTTCTGCACCGTATACCAAAGCGAGAAGAACGGCCCTCAAATGTCCATTCAGATTGCCGTTGAAGGCATTGTAATGCTTGCGAAAAAGAATCCACTATACAAGGGATTCATAGCCGCTGAAGTTAGAACAAATGACGAATTCTCAGCCGACTATACAACCGGTGATGTGGTTCATAATGTCAAAGGTATGGCGAACAGGGGTCCAACTATAGGGGCTTACTGCGTGGCCTATCGTGAAGGTTCTCCAAACATTCTAGTCATCGTGACAGCCGATCAAGTGGAACACCTGAAGAAAAGCAACATAGGGGCTCAACAAAAGATGTGGCAGAACTACTTTGATGACATGATTGTGAAATATGCAATCAAGCGGGCTTTCAAGCGCCAGTTCGGAATTGAAATTTCAGAAGACGAATATTCAGCTTCTACATCATCCGTTGACAACATCCCTGCTTATATACCACCGGCAGAAAGGAAAGACATAACAGCTGAAGTGGTTGAAGGAGAGGTTGCACAACCACCAACAGCACCAGAAGCAAATCAACAAACTCCTACCGAAGAAGCCAAGCTTCGTGAAACGATGAAGAAGCACTTGACCGCATTGGGTATCAAAGGCAAAGAGAACATTGACGCATATGTGAAAGAGCGTGTTAAAGGAACAATGGATCTTGCCAAGCTGAAAGGGCTAATCAAGACAATGGAAATGGAGATTGAAGAATTAAATGAACCGCCGGCTGCTGATGGTGGTGACGGTCTTGCTTCTCTGATGGAAGAGGTTTGATGCCTATGATAGTCAAAATCCTAGCTTCCGGTTCTGACGGGAACATGATCTATGTTCAGTCCGGTGAAACGCAACTGTTGGTGGACATTGGGATTTCCAAAACCAAAGCTGAAAAGGTTCTATTGCAGAATGACATTGTGCCCCATGAAATCAAAGCAATCTTTGTGACACATGAGCATGGGGATCATATCAGGGGCCTAGTGTTAGCTAACAAGTACATGATCCCTGTATGGGCCACAGAAGGCACATGGAAGGAAATCGAGGGCATAGATGGCAGCCTAAAACGTATCGTCAAAGCGGGAGAAGGGGTTCCTTGTTCAACAGCTGTACATACAGTCATAACCCCTTTTGTAGTATCCCATGACGCTTATGAACCGGTTGGCTATGTGATCGAGAATGCAGAACACAAGTTAAGCATATGCCTGGACACTGGAACCGTAACAGACAGCATGATTGAAGCCATGATGGACAGCAGCATCTATGTGTTTGAATGCAACCATGACACGGATATGTTGCAAATGTCGATGTATGCGCAAAGTGTGAAGGCCCGCATTGCAAGTGACATAGGGCATCTAAGCAATATGGTTGCTGCAAGGGCTTTGGCAAGGCTTGTAAAGGGCAGGGGTGAGCAGATTTACCTAACCCATATGAGTAAGAGCAACAACCTTGCTGCGTTGGCTCTGGGAACTGTAATGCGAGAACTAAGGCGCAAAGGTTTGATGATGGGAAAAGATTTTTTCATGGAGGTTGTATAGGTTGCAAAAATATAAATTTGAACAATTTCTTGAAAGATACAACAATGACGTTCCAGAAATGAAATTATTCCTTGTGTTGGAAGAACTGCCAAAACTCAGTGAAGAAGGACCTTGGTTGGCTGGCGGTGCAATCCGTAGAACGTTGATAGGTGATCCGTTATCTTCTGATTATGATTTCTTCTTCAAGTCTCCCGAACAACTGAACGAGTTTAGAAAGAAAATAGAAGCAAGTAAAGGGCGAAAAACAGCATCCACAGAACATCACGAAACCTATATTGTAGAAGGTGTTGAAGGGAACTACATCGTTCAACTTATCAAGATCGGGTTTTATAAGAACGTTGAATCTTTATTGGACTCATTTGACTTTACCATTTCTCAGTTTGCTTATGATGGCGAATCATTGTATTGCGGTGGCTATTCCTTATGGGACTTGGCTAGAAGACGTTTGGCACTTCACAAACTCACATATGGAGTTGCAACAACCCGGCGTTTGCTGAAGTACACGAATCAAGGGTTCACAGCTTGTACTGGTGTTATACAAAGCATACTGACAGCCGTTATAGAGCAGCCCAATACAGTTCATGCCGAAATCGAATATGTGGATTAAGGAGGGTTGTAAAGATGCGGGAGATTAAGTTTCGGGCATGGTTCACTTTGGAAAATAAAATGGTTGAGCATGAACATCTGAGTTTATCGTACAGCCGAGATGAAGGATTCGATTTCGCTTTCGATTACTTGACTTCCTTTGGTGGTGAAGAACAAGGGACATTAAACTTTGAACTCATGCAATACACAGGCTTAAAGGACAAGAACGGCAATGAAATTTATGAGGGTGACATACTTAAACAAACCTATCATATCGAACGCGGTAATGTTCACGATGGAACTTATATGACTTTTGACGGGCATCACATCGGGTCTGTTGTTATCACAGCCAGTAAAGGTGTTTGTATGAAAAGTCCGCTCTGCTACTCAGAAGAAACAGATGAAACCAATATTTCGAACCAGTACAAAAGCGTTGCAGGATACCGTTGTGAAGTCATCGGAAATATCTATGAGAACCCTGAATTGCTACAATGACCGAGGACCAACCGGAAAGTAAGATCCTTCTTGCTGAAGCCATTTGGAACCTTCTCCCCGACAAAGACGCATTCAGGGCAAAGGTTGCCTGGTACATCGGCAAGAGCTACCCCAACAATAAGCCGGTGCGATTTGAAAGACCGTTCATAATTATGGTGAGAAAGGATGGTGAAAATGGCAGTATTCAGACAAGTACACGTTAGCTTCTGGCAGGACCCTTATATCATCGAACTGGAAAGCCCAGATCATCGGTTGTTTTATCTTTACCTTATGACCAATAACAAGACAACACAATGCGGTATCTATGAACTTTCAATGCGGTTTGCCGTGATTGAAACGGGGCTTACAAAGGAAAAGGTCGATGAACTTTTAAATCATTTCATGAGGGATAAAAAGATTCTATTTGATCCGACAACCCGTGAAATCATGCTTCTGAACTGGCTGAAGTTCAACCCTATATTCAGCCCTAAAATTCAGTCTTGCATTGTCAAAGAGTTGAAGACCATCAAAAATGAAGACTTCAAACGGTTGTTCATCAATCTCAGCCAAAAGGAAAAGTTTCCTCTTTCCGAAACGGCTGCTGAAGAACTGGACGATGGTGACGAAGACATTCACGAAGAACAGCAAGATGAAGAAAACCCGTTGCCGTATGTGGAAATTATCTCTTATCTGAATCAGAAGTGTTCTGCAAAGTATCGTTCCACAACTCCTGCAACAAAGACTCTTATCCGGGCACGTTGGCGGCAAGGCTTCCGATTGGATGACTTCAAGACAGTGGTTGACAACAAATCAGCCGAATGGATGGGAACGGATATGGCGCAGTATTTACGGCCTGAAACGCTCTTTGGGAACAAGTTTGAAGGATATCTGAACCAAAAGGCGCGAACGGGCATCCAGCCAAACAGCAAGCCAAGAGATCCGGAAATTGCAGCCCGAAAACGGCAAGAAAAATTTGACGAGTGGGTGAGAGAAGGACATGATCCAGACACAGAACAATTCATTTATGATGAATGAGGTTCCGACAGACTTAATTGACGTAGCGGCTGAACAATCCGTTTTAGGTGCTGTACTTTTGGACAACAATGCATTGGATAGTATTCCTTTTCTGGAACCCCGAGACTTTCATATTAAGAAGCATGAAGAGATTTTCAGTGTCATGCGGTACATGAACGAGTTGAACAAGCCGATTGACTTGATAACCATTACTGAAGCGTTCCATTCTTACAAGAAGCTTGAAGGCATTGGTGGAGTTGCGTACTTATCGGAACTGGCCAATAGTTGCCCTACAGCTGCTAACGTTGAGCATTATGCCAAAATTGTTCGGTTTAAAGCATTGCGCCGTAGAGGTTTTATAGTCTCAGGGGAACTAAGGGTTCTTTCTGAAAAAGGCGAGTTTGAAGACGAAGAACAATACTTCAGTGAAATTGAAGATAAGGTTTTCAGTCTCAGGCCCAAGAAAAGCGGTAAGATGCAGAGTTTCAAGGAAACCCGTAAGAAATATATGGATCATCTAAAAAGCAAAGCGCAAAAGCTATTAACGGGCTTCAAACAGTTTGACGATTGGGCGCAAATGTGGCGCGGTTGGCTGTATATACTTGCAGGAAGGCCGGGAGTAGGAAAGACAGCTAAGATGCTTCAGCTTGCGTATGGTATAGCCAAACATAATCCGGACGGTGGTTGTGTCCTTGTCTACTCTCAGGAGATGGATGAAGACGAACTGAAAGACCGTATAGTCTCATGCATCTCAGGTGTCAACTATAACCGCTTGATTAACAAAGGCGGGGAAAATGGGTTTACAGATAAGGAGCAGGAAAAGATTGACGCAGCCTATGATGAACTTGAAGGTTTGCCCATCTACGTCCAAGATTCAGCCGGTGTGACAATTGATGAAATTAGATCCACAGCAAAGCAGTTCATGAAATCGCACGGGAAGATTGCTGCAATATTGGTGGACTATCTACAAATCATGAACATCATACAAAAGCCAAACGAGAACAGGGACCAAGCAATAGGACGGGTCACCCGTGAAGCCAAGACGATTGCCCGACAAATGAAATTGGTGTTCGTTTTCCTAGCCCAATTGAAACGGGAAAGCGAGAACCGCGAAGAACCGAAGCTTTCAGACCTGAAGGAATCGGGCAATATTGAGCAAGACGCAGATGTGGTGGAGTTCCTATGGCATGATCCGAAAGACAAGATTGACGGTGGCAAGCTGATTCACAGCATCTTTGCAAAAGGCAGGAACGTTGGCACAAATCGCTTCAGGTATGCGTTCAAGTGGTGGATGCAGCGCTATGAAGAGTTGGACAAGCCCACCGTTAAGAAATGATATGCCAAAGCATGTACAAATATTCTTAGTTTCTAAGAAGGTGTTTCCATGAAGCGTATTGAAACTGAAGAACAGTATCAAAAAGCCTTGAAATATCTGACTGATAAGGCTGAACAGTTAGATCATCCATTAGCAGTTGATATGCCCCTGGAAGAACGGGAACACATCATGAAGGTCTACACTGTCACTGAACGAGAGGTGAACCGCTATAGACATGCTCAGTACGTTGAGTGGTGCAACCAAACAGCAACTAGCCCAAATAGCCCTTCGTGAACCATGTGAACTGGAATTGAAGTACGCAGCTTGTCGGGAGCTTCAGCGAAGGAGAAGACGAAGAAAGAAAAATTTGCTTGATGTGATTTGGTACGAGAACAACCGCGAAGCAGAGAAGAAGCTTGCCAACCTGAAGCACTTCTTGACACAAATCGTTGATTTCCTGGTTGCTGAAGGAATCGACAGAAAAAGGGCACGGCTCTACATTGCGCGGAAACTTGCAAGAAAAATCTGAGGAGGAAAACACGTTGGACGAAATCAAACACCATCTGTATCGATCAGCGCGGCGTTTATGGCAAATCATTCAATTGCAGCAGATTGAAAAGGGTGAAGCCAAGTACCCGGAACCCCTAACCCCATCTTCGTGGACGTTCAAAGAACTGGTTGAACATGCTGTTCAGGAGAACGTTGACCAAATGCACTATCTTATGGCTATCCAGATCAAATGTGAAAGAATGGCTTCTGAAAACCACTTTTTGAAAAATGAAAATGCCATTTTGATTGCCCAGGTTGAACAATTGAAAAAGGAGAGTGAAACCAGATGAAGATGAACGAATACCAGCATCTTGCAAAGAGAACTATTCCCAATTTGGATGTGACTTTAGTTGGTTTAAACATGTGTTTGGGTTTGTGCGGTGAAGCAGGGGAAGTCGCAGAACTAACTAAGAAATCGGTGTTTCACGGGCACAGCGTTTCGCTTGAAGAATACGAAAAAGAACTTGGTGACGTTCTTTGGTATCTTTCCGGAACAGCGACAATTCTTGGTTTAAATCTTGAAGATATTGCTGCAAAGAATATTGAAAAGCTGAAGAAACGATTCCCGGATGGCTTTAGACCAGAGGACAGCATAAGGCGGGTGGATACAGAATGAAACAGCCTGTACGCTTCGTGCTAACACCTTGCAACTATCCTGAATGCACAAGACATGCCGGTACGTCTTGGGCGTTGGTTGATGTGTGTTTTCATCATCGGGATTTGATTGAAGCAGAAACGATGGCTTTTTACTTGAACAAGCATCATGAAGGTGCACCAATCAAAACGCAAAATGACCGGAAGCACTACAACAAAATTCGTCACCTTACACCCTGGGAGAGAAGGGCATGAAGCCCAAGTTTAAAACCTTCAGCCTAACGATGAAAATAGTCACTCTGTATCTGCATCGGGATTCTTCACGGGTTGAAATCGCTAAGTTGCTAGGCATCTCCATTGACACGGTTGGAAGTCATCTTGAAAAGGCCGGTAAAATCAGCCCTGATATTGGGAAGAAAATTTCAAAGCAGCGCAAGCGGAACATTGAAGAAAGTGGAACCAAAGGGCATGAACTAAGCATTGGAAGCCAATGGAGTTGGAGAAAGAGGTGAAAGGAATGCGCTTTGTAGGATTGGACCCGTCAACAAAAACTGGTTTCGTTGCCCTTGATCAACAAGGTAACGTTCTGAGAGCAAAGGAACTAACTGGTGTAGGCTCCCAAGATCCAAAAAGAATGGTCACGCTGCTTGATGAAGTTATGGACCACATTCAACCAGAAGATGTGATTGCACTAGAAGGGTTCGCATTTGGTGCAAAGGGACAAGGTGTAAGCGTCCAGTATGGAATTGGTCACGGAATCCGCAATTCTCTATACAGAAAAATTCTTAGTTTCTACGAAATTGCGCCTTCAGCGGTTAAGAAATACGCAACGGGCAAAGGGAACACGAAGAAAGATGAAATGGTTCTTCCCATCTTCAAGAAGTGGGGATTTGAACACAGCAGCGACAATGTTAGGGATGCATATGTTATGGCCCGCATTGCTCTGAACATATGGCGGGTTAACAACTTCATGTTGCAACTGGACATTGCTAAATATCAGCTTGAAGTGATTGAAGCGGTGTGCAAGGGGAAGGGGAAGTGAAAGCCGGTGCAGCTTCTGAGGGAACTTATTGTTGATAATTTTGCCGGGGGTGGTGGAGCTAGTACCGGCATTGAACTGGCAATAGGCCGCAGCGTAGATATTGCAATTAACCACGATCCTGCTGCCATAGCCATGCACAAGGCCAACCATCCAGAAACAGAACATTATTGTGAATCGGTATGGGACATTGACCCACGTAGGGTTGCGGGAGGTTCGCCGGTTGCTCTTTGCTGGCTATCACCTGATTGCAAACACTTTTCTAAGGCCAAAGGTGGTAAACCAGTACAAAAGGCAATCAGAGGGCTTGCTTGGGTAGCGTTACGATGGGCAGCTACTGTAAGACCGAGAGTCATCATGTTAGAAAACGTAGAGGAATTTGTTACCTGGGGGCCCATTAAGGACGGATACCCGGACCCGAAACAAAAGGGGCGCACATTTCGAACATTCGTCAATGCTCTTAAACGTCAAGGGTACGAAGTGGATTGGAAAGAACTTCGAGCTTGTGATTATGGAGCCCCAACGATACGAAAAAGGTTTTTCATGGTGGCGCGTTGTGATGGTAAGCCGATTACATGGCCTGAACCGACACACGGAGACCCTAAGACACTTCCGGTTACAGCCAAGCGATTAAAGCCGTGGAGAACGGCTGGGGAGATCATTGACTGGTCGCTGAAATGCCCGAGTATCTTCGAACGAGCAAAACCATTAGCAGACAATACATTGCGCCGAATCGCAAGAGGAATACAAAAATTCGTCATTGATAATCCAGAACCATTTGTGTTGAGTGAGAAACAGGCAGCTCCATTCTTGGTCCAGTATCACAGCGAAACAGCAAATAGTGAAGTCAGAGGGCAAACGTTGGACAGACCGCTGCTCACTTTAGACACATCAAACAGATACGGATTAGTTGCAGCCTTTCTCGCCAAACACTACGGAGGGAACTACACAGGTCCCGGTAACGATATTAATGAGCCATTATCAACCATAACCACTGTAGATCATAACGCCTTAGTCACCAGTCATCTTGTGAAGTTTAAAGGGCAAGAGTATGGATGCAGCTTAGAAAAACCTATGCATACAGTAACTGCCGGTGGTAACAATTTCGGAGAGGTCAGAGCGTTCCTTACAAGCTACTACGGTGCCAGCATTGGGAGTGATTGCAACGAGCCATTACACACCGTCACAACGAAGGACCGATTCGGGTTGGTTACGGTAAAAGGTGAAAGCTACCATATCAGTGACATAGGCATGAGGATGCTTGAACCACATGAGCTATTCGCTGCACAAGGGTTCCCACCCGAATACATCATTGACCGGGATGCAGACGGAAAACAGTATCCTAAAACAGCACAAGTGGCACGTTGCGGAAATTCAGTACCGCCCACGTTCGCTGAAGCTTTGGTCCGTTCTAATCTACCGGAGTTATGCAAATCCGGGCTGCCTTACAAGGCGCAACATCAACTTGATATGCAATTAGTGTAGTTATGAAGGATGATCTGAATGTTTTCCATACCCTAGCAGAAATGCAACTTAGATTACTGATAGAAAAAGGAAAATTCGTTGAAGAATGCAAGGCAGAATGGAAAAGCAGATACGGTGTTGACTACCCAAAAACAAATAAAAGGAGCTAAAAACCAATGAAAACAACTGTAAAAGTAGGATTCAAGGACTTGAAATTCGGAGCAAAAGAAACAACCTTGCCTCTCGTAATCAAAGGTGACCTTTCGGACGCACAAAAACTTGCCCTTATCAATATCGCGGCAGCAGGAACAGGTTTTGTGGTTATCAGTAGTGCACAAGCCGACATTGATGACTACGATGAAGAAGGCGACTACACACCGGATGACAAAACAAGAGGTTCTTATAAAGTCGCTAGTGATGGAACGGTTAATGCTGTTCAAATGAATATTGATGATGTGGACTCCAAACTTGATGGTGAACCAAGTACTGATGAATTGGAAATCGAATCAATGGAAAGTGAAGTGTCTCAGGAGGAGAGAGAACAAGAAGAATTGGACGAGCAAGAGCAGCCGTTGGGCGAAGCGATCCAGGAAGCGTTGGATGAAATGGTGGATGAAATTGCAGACGAATTGGCAGATGGTGTATTCGAACATTCAAACGCAGACCATGCACTTGAAGAAGATGAACTTGGTGGTCTGATGGATGAAGTTTCCTAATGGATAATGATGACGGGTTGAACTTCTGGAGAGGGTTAGCGTTCGGAACAATGGTCAGCTTGGCAATATGGATAACAGCATTATGGTTAATTTTCAGATAAAACAAAAGCCCCGGCGCATTGTCGGGGCACACCCATTCATGAAAGGGGTGAAACACTTTTGCAATTGGACGTAAGAAAACACCTTCCACCGGTAGACGAACAGGCCACTGAGTCAGCGGTTATTGACGCTTTAGAGAAGTATCTGTTGTTCAAGATGGTGGATTATGACCCAAGGGAAGCAAGCATCACACAGAGCTATTCTGAACGGTTTCATGGTCCAACTAACGTGACCAGTGACCAGACAGCAAGCGTAGCCTTGTCGAACGTCAGTGAACATGAGAAACGGCAAAAGCACATTGAACGGGTGGAACGTGCGGTTTCAAAATTGAGCCGACTTCAACGCAACATCATCACCGAACGTTACATGAAAGAACCTGGTGTAAAAGATATTGAGGTTTACACGGACATTATAGGTATCAGCCGTAAGACATTTTACAAGCACCGGAATGATGCTTTCTATCTCTTGGCTTTTTCTCTAAGCATTTATGTTGTGAAGGAGTGATTTTGATTGCTTGAAGTTCAACCAATCTCTTTTGCTGAATCTTGCAAATTTGTTAAGCAATACCACAGGCACCATATCCCACCACAGGGCCACAAATTCAGCATAGCCGTTGCCAATGAAGAAAAGGTTGTTGGTGTAGTTATGATTGGAAGGCCCTTGGCGGGCAGCCCGTGCAATGGGTTATAGACGAATAATCACCTATACACTTATTGAAGAGCCTGGAACGAGTCTTCGTGCTGCGGGGTGGAAGGAATTATACAAGACCAAAGGTGGAAGTTGGAATTGCCCTGCAAGACCGCGATTGGATAAGCACCCAACAAGTCAAAAAACACTTTGGGAAGCAGAATAAAAGGAGGTGTCCAATGAGTGAACAAAAAGGTGCATACGCACACGGCACTTTGCCGGGACTGAAGGAGTTATTTGCACACAAAGAGCAGCCAGTCAGTGTAGGTAACGCGGGGAAATGGGTCAAGGTTTATTTCACAAAAGAACAATATGACGAATGGAAACACGGAAACGGACGTGCTATTGGTTACTTGGAGGAAGAAGTAATTAAACTCAAAGAATTGGAAAACGAGGGAAACGATTGTGGTTTAAAAAGTGATCCTGTAAACCATATGACTAAGGTCTCTCCGTCCAGAATCAGTAACATAGGTTGGTCACATTTTGGGGTTTATGTTACTTAATTATTTAACTGGAATTAGAACAATTGTTCGTATATAATGGATTTCACCAGAACAATTGGAGGTGGATGAATTGGGCAAAAAGTTAGAAGACAATGGTATGTGGGAATCAAGCCGGTTTATGATGCCTGAACATATCGGAGCATTGAGGATGCAGGAACGGGGGTGGACCAAGAGAGAAAAACCCTTACTGGATGAAGACCAGCTTCACACTATCTCAGTAGCCGTTAGTCAATCGAAGTCAGCAAAGCAGCCGGTCACACTGACACTGTTTGATACATTTGAGGACTTACAAGTCATTGGGATTGTTGAAGATTATAACTCCCATCAAAGACGTTTAAAGGTTGATGGCGAATGGTTTGACATGAATGACATTATCTCAGCTGATGTACCCGACTGAACCCATAAACTAAACTTATACAAAAAACGCATCAAAATTAGCTATAAAAGTGCAAAAATTACGGTTTTTATGTGTTAAATTGATATTGTGGGAAATGAGAGATGGAACACACGACACACACGCTGATAGATTGAAACGGGCAAGGCGCGACAGTCCGAAGGCCAACTAGGTTGGTGCTGCAAAGCAACTTCACAACGGCCCCTGTAAGACCCTAAAACGTATCGTTTCGTGGTTAGTTCAACTCTTGTTCCCCTGGTATGTAGCCCTACAGTATATTGTGCCAGACTTTATACGAAAGGGTGATCATGCTGAATCAAAGCCAACCCGCATCTTACCGGTGGCAACGGAACTTAAACGGAGGAAGTGACGCGACCACTTTCTTGTTGAGTGCCAATTATGCGGGTTTACTATCAAACAGACTGATCGGGGGGTTGGACATACCAATCGCCTTTTTTTGTTTTCTGGAAGGAGATGAAACATGGCTTCATTGGCAACACCGGCAGCACGGCAGCGCATCACTGAGAGATACAACCGCATTTGCCAGATATGCGGGAAGAAGACCAACAAACGAATCCCAACCGACTATCCAGAATTGGATCATCTTGTTCCTAGAAGTAAGGGCGGTAAAGATTCTGAATGGAATCTTCGCCTTGTTTGTCAGGGGTGTAACAACCGAAGAAGGAACCTTGCTGGCACGGAATTAATGACAAAATTCATTGTTGGTGTCCATCAGACATTCAATGATTTCGATCTATCATTACTTCAATATGAGGTTCGACACGGTTCTATTTCACTAGAAAGCCTTGAATTGTTTGAACAACAACTAAACACTGAACTTGGTGAAATGATACGGTTTTTAACACGAATGAAAAACAGAGAATTCGACTTTTAAAGGTCATAACTCCATAACTGCCATAACTTCACAGTTACCCTATCTGTGACTTTTAAAACTCAAAATACCCTATTTTCAGTTTATAACTTCACAGTTGCCCTATGGGGAATAAGAATAAGAATATAATAAGAATAATAATAACAATAAGAATAATAATAGTCTTTTTCCTCTTTGATAGATTTATATAAAAGATTAGGTGATAAAACATGCCAACCGCACTAAAGCGACCATGCAACCAACCAGGCTGTGCAGCACTCACACACGAACGTTTCTGTTCAGACCATAAGAAGCAGCACAACAAGCAGAAGGATCAGCACAGAGGATCAGCACATCAGCGGGGTTATGATGGACGGTGGAGGAAAGCACGGCTGTTGTTCTTGAAACGCAATCCATTGTGTGTGCATTGTTACCGTGAAGGACAGTTGACACCGGCTTACGTTGTTGACCATATCAAGCCCCATAAGGGTGACTATGATTTATTTTGGAATGAGGACAACTGGCAAGGGTTATGCACGACACACCATAACATTAAAACTGTGAAAGAGGATGGAGGGTTTGGACGTGGATGATAGGCAATTATTTAACTCCTTGTGGATTAGGAAAAAAACCAGTTGAAGAATCTGTGTGCTGTTCAGAGTGTGAACAACTTAAAGATGACAATGGTACACTTCGTTGTATGATGTTCGACGGTGCGATTATCGAGAACGATACAGACAAGCATTGCAAGGACAGCAATCATTGAACATTCCTTTGCAAACAGATTCTTAGATACAAAGAATATATAGGCATAGGAAGCCACTGTCGGTCATTCTAAGAACTTTTAGGGGTGTACCAATACAAAACCATTGCCGTGTATGTCAGAAGGGCTTTAAACGGCAAATCTGACAAATGGCATAGAAGGAAAACAGGCAGGGGGTAGGGGGGTCAAAATCTCTATGACCTTGGCGGCGAAGACCGCCCCCGCAGCGTTGATTTCACGAAGTCAAAATTCTCTAAGGGGGGTATGTCCGATGGGCGCAGGAAGACCGAACAAGCCAACTTCACTAAAAGTGCTTCAGGGTACCAATCGCCCTGACCGTACCAAAAACGAACCGAAGCCAACAAAAAGCACGGGTGTTCCTGAACCACCAAAGCACCTAGACAACATAGCAAAAGCAGAATGGACCCGACTTGCAAAAGAGTTGTGGCGGTTGGGACTTCTGACGATAGCAGACACAGCCGTTTTCGAAGCTTATTGCTTATCATATGGCCGATTAGTGGCAGCTCAGAAAGCATTGAAGAAAGCAAAGTCCTTAACCTACGAATACGAAAACAAAGCGGGTGCTAAGAACATCATTGTTCGTCCGGAGATCAATATCATCCAGAAAGAAACCATAGTGATCAAAGCCCTTGCTTCTGAATTCGGCCTTTCCCCATCAGCAAGAGCAAGAATGGAAGTGCCTGACTTTGGTGGTGGCGGTTCCCCTGCTCCACCATCTGACCCCTTTGAGGACTTCTTAGATGCCAAAAAGCGTATCTGATTGCCCTGTTCTGGAATATGCCGAAAAGGTATTGAACGGGGAAATCATTGCAGGGGAATTGGTTCAACTAGCTTGTCAACGGCATATGGACGATTTAGAAAAAGCTGATGATGATGGGTTTCCCTTCTACTTTGACGAAGACGAAGCCGGTCATGCTATCGGCTTTTATAATTTTCTGAAGCATTCAAAAGGTGAATGGGCCGGCAAGAAGTTTCACTTGGAGCTGTGGCAGAAATTCATTGTTGGTTCTATTTTCGGATGGAAACGAAAAGCGGATCATCAGCGGAGGTTTCGAACAGCTTATAACGAGATTCCCAGGAAGAATGGCAAATCAACGCTTTCTTCCGGAGTTGGGCTGTATTTGCTGGTTGCTGATGCTGAACCGGGTGCTGAGATTTATTCAGCTGCTACCAAACGGGACCAAGCAAAAATCACTTTTGACGAAGCAGCGAACATGGTCAAAGCTTCACCTGACTTGTTCAAAAGAATCCGTGTCTACAAGAACAATTTACACGTTATCACAACGAGTTCAAAGTTCTTGCCCCTTGGAGCTGATGCGGACAGTTTGGATGGTCTGAACGTTCACGGGGCGATTGTGGACGAGTTTCACGCACATAAGAATCAAGAGCTATGGGATGTACTAGAAACCGCCACTGGTGCCCGCAGACAATCGTTGATGTTTGCCATAACAACAGCCGGTTTTAATCAGTCAGGCCCATGTTATGCCCTGAGAGAATATGCCGTAAAAGTCCTGAAAGGTACCAATGCAAAAAAAGACGAAACATTCTTTGCATTTATAGCCACGATTGACGAAGGTGACGATTGGAAGGACCCGAAGGTTTGGGTTAAAGCCAATCCTAATTATGGCGTTTCCGTCAAGCATGATGACCTTCAACGTTTGGCAGAGAAAGCAATTGAAATGCCAACAGCACAAAACAACTTCTTAACCAAACGTTTAAACGTCTGGACAAAGAGCGTGACCGCATGGATGCCCCTGCACAAATGGGATGCTTCAGGTGGGTTGATTGTTCCCGAAAATCTCAAAAACCGCAGATTGTTTGGTGGGTTGGACTTGTCCAGTAAAACGGATATAACTGCATTTGTGCTGCTTTCCGAACCTGAAGATCCTGAAACCGGGGTTTATGATATACTTCCGTTTTTTTGGGTTCCCGAAGAAAACATGAGGGAGCGGGAAGATAGAGATAATGTTCCCTATTCAGCCTGGGTTCGTCAAGGATTGGTGTTTACCACTCCCGGTAATGTCATTGACTATGCCTATATACGGCAAAAGATCAATCAGCTCAGGGATGATAAGTATATATTTCAAGAAATCGCCTTTGACCCGTGGAATTCTCTGCAACTATCACTGGAACTTGATGGTGATGGATTTGACATGGTGGAAGTCCGACAAGGTTTCAAATCAATGTCGGAACCAACGAAGCAACTTGAAACATTGGTGCTTCAAAAGCGGTTGAATCATGGTGACAATCCTGTCTTGCGTTGGATGATTGAAAATGTGGCGGTTAGGACTGACCCGAACTTAAACATTATGCCTGACAAAAAGAATTCAACAGGAAGAATTGACGGTATTGTTGCCTTAATCATGGGATTGTCTAGGATGATTATTCATGAAGATACTACTTCAGTTTATGAATCAAGGGGGGTGATTTCTCTGTGACGAAAGACTTGATATTTTTACTTGGTTTTATCGTCTTCACCCTTGGGTTGTGGCTGTATAGTCCGATTATATGCCTTTTGGTGGATGGGGTTTTGATTATGACGTTCGCCGCTTTCTCAGCTCTTACACCCACGATAAAGGATAAGGAAGGGGGTGATAAAAGCTAATGGCAGGAATTTTAGAACGGATCTTCCGTAACTCAGAAACAACGCTTGCCAATCCGTCAAAGTGGCTACAAGATTTCTTTCTTGGTGGTGCGCAATCATCAACCGGCATTGTGGTGAACGAAAGGAATGCAGCTAAATTTTCAGCGGTTTATAGCAGCATACGTGTTTTGTCAGAAAGTTTGGCGGTTCTCCCGTTACCGGTCTATAGGCGCTTGCCTACTGGTGGCAAAGAAAGAGCAAACGATCATCCGCTTTATTCCGTTCTTCATGATATTGCGAACGAGCAAACCACAAGTTTCATATGGCGAGAAACCATAATGAACCACATTTTGACCTACGGGAACGGTTATTCATACATTCAGCGGGACCGTGGAAATAGAGTTGTTGGACTGTGGATTTTGCGACCTGACAAGACATTTTGTGAACGGAAGGCGAATGGAGAACTGAAATATAGGACAGTGACCGATAACGGAATGAATGTGATCTTCAACTTTGAAGATGTGCTTCACATTCCGGGACTTGGTTTTGATGGCATTTCTGGTCAATCACCAATAGCAATGGCCCGTGAAGCAATTGGTTTGGGTTTAGCTGCTGAAGAATTTGGAGGTAGATTCTTTGGTAATGGGGCCAATGCCGGTGGTGTCCTTGAACACCCTGGAAAATTGGGTGAACAAGCACATAAAAACCTGAAAAGCGACATTGAAACCAAGTACGAAGGGTTGGGAAGGTCACATAAGCTAATCGTTCTTGAAGAAGGAATGAAGTTCAACAAACTTTCCATCCCACCCAATGAAGCACAGTTTTTGGAGACAAGAAAATTTCAAATCAATGAAATTGCCCGAATTTACAGGGTTCCACCACATATGTTGGGCGATTTGGAACGTGCAACTTTCAGTAACATTGAGCAGCAAGACATTGGCTTTGTTAAGCACACAATGCTTCCATGGCTGAAACGTTGGGAACAACAAATATTCCTGAAGCTTTTCTCTCAATCTGAGCGGAAAGCTTTTTTTGCTGAATTTAACGTTGATGGTCTGCTTCGTGGTGACATTAAAAGCCGGTTCGAAGCTTACCAAATCGCTCATCAGAACGGTTGGTACAACGCTGATGATATCCGCGAAAAGGAAAACGACAACCCACAGCCTGACGAACAAGGAAAAGTGTACTACATCAATGCGGCTATGGTGCCAAAAAGCATGGCTGGACAGGCTACACAGCCCCAGCAGCAACCCAACGCAGGGAAAGGGGGTGAAACAATCCAGTGAAGTTTTGGAACCTTAAAAAAACCGGAAAATCAGCTGAAATGACTCTTTATGGCCCTATCAGTGAATCAAGTTGGTGGGGTGATGAAGTCACACCGAAACAATTTGCTGACGATCTGGCAGCGGTTGGGGAAGTAGACGAAATCAAGGTCCGAATCAACAGTGGTGGTGGTGATGTGTTCGCGGGAGTAGCGATCCACAATATGTTGAAACGTCATAGCGCAAGCGTGACCGTGTTTGTGGACGGTATAGCTGCTTCTATTGCGTCCATTATCGCAATGGCGGGTGACAAAATCGTGATGCCTAAAGGCTCCATGATGATGATTCACAACCCGTGGACTTATACCTATGGTGACGCGAACGAGTTGCGGAAAATGGCTGAAACCTTAGACCAAATTCGTGATTCTTTAGTGTCCATTTACGAAGACAAAACTGGTATGAAAGCTGAAGAAATCGTTGCGTTGTTAGATGCAACAACCTGGTTTTCTGCTTCTGAAGCTGTGGAAAATGGCTTCGCTACAGAAGTTGAACAGTCTGTCATTGCTGCTTCTATCCGTGACGGTCAAGCCGTCATCAACGGCATTAAAATTGATTGGTCCAAGTTCATGAATGCTCCTCAATTGCCTGTCTATGATGCCCCTGAACCAGAAGGGCAAGAAATAGAACCGCTGAAGGCTAAATACGCAGCCATGAAGCGAAATCTTGAAATCATCCAAATGGAGGTATGACCCTAATGAAAAATCGTCAAAAGATCGTTGCAATGCGCGAAAAGCGTGTAACTCTTGTTAATAATGCCCGTGAAATCGTGGACCATGCTGAAGCAGCTGGCCGTGAAATGTTTCAAGATGAGCTTGAACAGTACAACAAAATCATGGCTGAAGTGCAAACCCTTAAGGATAGCATTGAGCGTCAAGAAAAGCTTGCTGCTGAAGAAGATGATTTGGCAATTCACAACCAAGTTCCCGCCTTCATGAACCCGCAAGCGGGCCAAGAGCAGGATGCTGAAAACCCACGGGCTAGCGCAGCATACGGCGAAGCGTTCAACTCCTACTTGATGAATGGTTTGCAAGGCATGAAACCATCCCAAATCAACAACCTGACCTTCTCCACTGACACTGATGGTGGTTACACAGTAGCCCCGCAACAGTTTATTGCCCGACTCATTAAAAAGTTGGATGACCTGGTTCTTATTCGTGGTCTTGCCACTAAGTTTCAGCTAACTTCGGCAAAAAGTTTGGGTTTTCCTACGCTTGAAACAAACCCGAACGATGCTGATTGGACAACTGAAATTCAGACCGTTACTGAGGACACGGCCATGACGTTTGGCAAGCGGGAGTTCTCCCCGGAACTTTTGACAAAGCTTATCAAAGTTTCACTAAAACTGCTTCGGAATTCTGCTATTCCAATTGATACTTTGATTGCTGACCGTATGGCTTACAAATTCGCTATCACGCATGAGAAAGCATTCATGACAGGTGATGGCACTAACAAGCCACTAGGTGTCTTCACAGCTTCAGCAAGTGGTATTGCAACTAACCGTGACGTTGCTACAGGAAACACAGCAACAGCAGTAACCTTTGACGGTCTGAAATCCGCTAAATGGTCATTGAAAGCGGGATACCTTCAAAACGCGAACTGGATTTTCCACCGTGATGCTGTTGCTATGATCGACAAGATCAAGAATACTGACGGTGACTACATCTGGCAGCCTAGTGTTCAAATTGGGGCACCTGACAGATTGCTGAACGTTCCTGTTGGTATTTCCGAATATGCACCAAACACATTCACAACTGGCCTTTATGCCGGTATTATCGGTGACTTCTCGCAGTATTGGATTGCGGATTCCCTTGAATTCAGTATCCAACGTTTGGTTGAGTTGTTCGCAGCTACTAACCAAGTTGGCTTTATCGGACGTATGGAAACTGATGGTGCGCCTGTACTGTCTGAAGCATTTGCCCGCGTTAAACTGGGATAATTAATATTCAGCCCGTGGATAATTTCACGGGCTTTCTCTATTTCATTCATGAAAGGTTGTTGGAAATTATGGCAAAAGCCGTGAAAGTTAAAACATTGACTTTAGAAGCCGGTCCAAAAGGAATTATTCAGCCTGGAACCGTGCTTGAATTGGACCCGAAAGAAGCAACCGCAAAAGTGAAATCCGGTTATGCAATCTATGTGAAGGAAGATGGTGCCGATGGTGAAGATGATAACAGCACCGGCAGCGGAACCGGTAACGCTGAATGATGTTAAAGACTATCTTCGAATAGACGCAGATAGTGAAGACTTTGACAGCATTCTTACTGGCCTTATCATTGCAGCCCGCGAATATTGCGAAACATTCCAAAATCGTGTTTACATCACGCAAACATGGGAACAATCGTTTGATTCATTCCCTGACTTACCGTTGAAGTTCCCTAAAGCACCCTTGCAAAGCGTTGAAAGCATCAAGTTCATTGATGAAAACAACGTTGAAAGCACCTGGGGCGCGACTAATTACATCGTGGATTCGGATTCCGAACCGGGAAGACTTGCCCTCTCAGCAAACGGGTCATGGCCTAGCGTAAATCTTCGGCCAATCAATGCGGTGAAGATCCGTTTTATTGCCGGTTATGGCGAAGCTGAAGCGGTGCCTGAAAAAATGAAGTTGGCAATGAAAATGTTGATTGCTCATTGGTTTGAAAACCCTGAAGCGGTGATTGTTGGGGGTGTCGGCAGCAGCATGTCAAAAGAAATGGAATTTGCTGTTTGTGCCCTGCTTTGGGGGGACAGGTTGGTGCCAGTATGAAGAAAATTGGGTCACTTCGGCACAAAATCACATTTCAACAACTGATGTATGACCAAACGGAAACGGGAGGTTACACAGAAAACTTGTCCGGTGACGAAGTGTTAAGCGAAGAAACCCCGCTTGACTCAGCCGTTCGGTTGGATGATTTCAACGTCTTTGCAAATGTTCAGCCATTAAGCGGGCGGGAATTGCTTCTTGCAGCTCAAACGCAAGCCGAAACCACCCACAAAATCACCATCAGGTATCGTCCAGGGCTAACCACCCATTTCCGAATCAAGTTTGGAACAAGGATATTCCGCATTCTATCTATTATCAATTCGGAAGAACGGAACCGATGGTTGCAGATCCATTGTGTTGAAGTGGAAGGTGATTCCTTTGTCTAAGTTCGAGTATAAGAGTAATACAAAGGAAGCTTGGAAAGAGGTCAGAAACGCGGAAAGAAGGGGTTTGACTGCTGTTGGAAGATTTGTTCGTGACGAAGCCCGAAAAAATGCACCGATTGCTGCTAAAGGGGCCAAGCTTCCAAAAGGACAGAAGCCCGGAGACTTGCGGCGCGGGATTCGGCATCGTGTGAACGGGAAAAGCATGAACGTCAAGATCGGTGCTATTCTTAAAGCATTTTGGGGTATATTCCACGAAAAAGGCACTTCCAAGATGAAGGCAACTCCATTTTTGACACCGGCTGTTGAAGGCAATAAATCGAAAGTTCGGGAGATTTTTGCCGAAACGGTGAAAGGTTCGATGCCCAAATGAATGAACTATTGAAGCAAATCAAAACCAAACTTCAAGCATTAAGCGGGATTAACCGGGTGTATACGGATATGGCACCACCAGGAACACCGTTCCCTTACATCGTTTACAATCTTCCTACGAGTGACACGGATTTCACGCGGGAAGACTTCGTTCTTGAAGTAGACGTTTGGGGAAATAACCCTGACACACGGCAAATTGATTCCTTGACGGACTCTATAGACGGTAATGGGGCAATTGATAACCCAACCGGTCTGAATCGGTTCCACTACTACAATGCCGGTGTTCTTCAGGCTGATTTTTACAGAATCAACCGGCTTATGATACCTGATCAAGACGAGAAGATAAGACGCAGACAACTGCGATATGAAGTAAAGACATATTTAGGAGGTTGAGACTTTGGGAGCTGAAGCAATTGTTTTAGGAGATGGCGTTTTTGCTATCGGTGGCACAGCCGTTGCGCTTACCCGTGGTGGTGGTCGGTTCACAGTTGAACGAGAATACCGTCAAATAGAAGCAGACGGTGATATGGGACCAGTGAAGGGGCGAATTAGAAAGACGAAAAGCACGGCAAAATTGGTCATGAATGCTTTGGAAGTCCTTCCCGCTAACTTGCCGAAGTTTTACCCTGCAACGTCACTGGATACCACAACTGACCCAACAAAAGCAGTTTTAACCGGGAAGACTGAAATTGCCGATACTGACTATGCAACAGCAGTCACATGGACCGGCAGAACTAAGGCAGGAAAAGCGGTGGTTATCACCCTAGAGGACGCAATAAACTTGGAAAACCTTGATTGGGCCTTAGTGGACAAGGAAGAAATTGTTCCTGAACTTACTTTCACCGCAGCCTATGACGAAACAGCCCGCACGACTGAGCCTTGGAAAGTCGAGTTCACAGTTTAAAGCATTTAAGTAAAGGGTATGCCCTTCAGGGGTGTGCCCTTCTATTTTTGTATACAGAAAATGGAGGGTTGACCCGTGGAGAAGGTAGTTATAAGGGAGTTACAATTTTCTGACGCATTTTCATTGATTCGGATCATCAAGAAAATGAACATCAAGGAAGAAGTTAAAGGCATTTTTGCTGATGCAAGTGGTATGACAAAAGAACAAATTGACGAATTAAGCAATGAAAAAGGTATTCATTTTGTCATGATGCTTGTTGAGAATTTGGACAGGGCCGAACAGGAAATATATGAGTTTATTGCTTCTTTGTCCGGAATTCCAAAGGACCAAATTGCTGCACTTCAACTGGAAGAAACATTTGAAATTCTGATGCAATTGACTCAATTGAAGGGGCTTAAAAGTTTTTTGCAATCGGTGGGGAAGTTGATGAACATGAAATCCTAGATCTTCTTCTTTCCCGATATCAAAGCATTGATTTTTTAATGAAAATGCCCCTCTATGAAGGGGTTTTGCAATATAACAAGTGCTTTGAAAAGCACCAGGAAGAACGTGCTTGGTCACTCTATGCAAGTAATTACCCTAACTATACCAAAGAAAATTTTGTTCCATTCAGTGAGTTTCTAAGACGCATGACCATGCCGATCAGCAAAAGACCGGCTGAAGAAATTCTTGCTGAAGCGGAGGAGATAAGACGGAAGTTAGGAAAGGGGTGAGAATTTGGAAATCTTTAAACTGTTTGGAACCATCTTTATCAAAGACGAAGAAGCAAGAAAAAGTCTTCAAGATATGGATGATAAGGGGAAAAAGGTTACAAAGGGCATGGAAACCATGTCCAGTACAGTGGATAAGTTCGGATCATTTGCAACCAAAGCGTTTCTTGGCGCTGCAACTGCTGCGGCCGGTCTGTTAGCGACTGTTGGCACGATGGGTGTTAAGTTTAATGCAAGTATGGAACAATCTGCTATGGCGTGGGAAACCTTGCTTGGTGGTGCCGATAAAGCAAAGAAGATGATAGAAGACCTTCAGAAGTTCGGAGCAGAAACACCGTTCGAGTTTGAAGGTATTGATAAAGCAGCCAAAACGATGCTTGCAATGGGCTTTTCTGCAACATCCATCCTTCCCAATATGAAGAAAGTTGGGGATGCTGTTTCTGCAATTGGCGGCACCCAGGAAACGCTTGAAGGTGTGACTATGGCCCTTGGTCAGATGTTAACCAAAGGCAAGGTTTCAGCAGAAGAAATGAACCAGTTAGCAGAACGCGGCATTCCCGCATGGGACATTATGGCCCAGAAGATGGGCATGAGCAAACAACAACTGATGGAGCTGTCCGCACAAGGGAAAATCTTCTCTGAACAAGCGGTACCAGCTTTGATTGACGGAATGGGCGAACGCTTCAGCGGAGCAATGGAGAAGCAAAGCAAAACATTCAATGGTATGCTTTCCACCATGAAAGATAATCTGAAAATGATGATGGGGGAAGCAACTAAACCTCTTTTTGAAGCATTCACCCAAATGATGCCACAAGTCATGGCTTCACTGGATCAGCTTGGTCAATGGGTCACAAATCATATGCCTGAAATTCAGGCTTTCACAGAAAAAGCAATTAGTGCTGCGATAGGCCTGTTTAACACGCTTATACAAGTGATTGGGTTCTGCATCGAACACTTCAATGCTTTGGCTGTGGTTCTGGGCACTGTTGTTGCTGCTATCGCAGCGTTCAAAATCATTCAAACAATCATTGTCATTATGGAAGCATGGAGAGCTGTTGTTGCCATCGTAACAGCTGCACAAGTGGCTTGGAATGTTGCTATGTTAGCGAATCCTATCGGCATTGTCATAGCTTCAATTGGTGCCCTAATTGCTGTCGGTGTGCTGCTGTATACTCATTGGGACGTTGTAAAAGAAAAGATGACAGCACTTTGGCAATGGATTAAAGACCATTGGGAAATGATTTTGTTTGCTGTTGCCCCTCCAATTGGGGCATTGGTCATGTTAGGCCAAACCATCATAGAAAACTGGGATAAGATCAAAGCAGCCGGTGCAGCCCTGAAAGATTTCCTAGTAAATGATGTATGGGGCGGGATTGTTAACAACGTGAAGTGGGCTGTAAATGAAGTCATTGGGCTTGTTAATTCACTGGTTAACAAATTGAACAGTGTAAAAATCAATCTTCCTAAAATCATGGGTGGCGGGTCGATTGGCTTAGACATTCCGAACATTCCTGCATTCGCAAAAGGAACGGATTTCTTCAGAGGTGGGCTTGCTCTTGTCGGGGAACAAGGTCCGGAGTTAGTTAACCTTCCTCAAGGTTCCCAAGTTAAAACCAACCAAGAAACCAAGGACATTATGAGCAATAACAATCCTGAATACATCAATAACACAATTATTCTGGACGGTAGGGTTATTGCTGAAGTGGTTTCCAAGCATCAGCAGGGTAAGACAAGGCAACGCGGAAGGGGGTTAGGCTTGAAGTGATAACCCTTGATGGTCAAAGTATTTCCTCATTCGGCCTGATCGTACAGAAGGGTGCCAGTGACCCCATAATCCCTGAAACACGGGAAAGAGTTTTGCAAATCCCAGGACGGGACGGATTGATTGATTTCGGGGCTGAACTAGCTGAACGAATGATTGATATTCCGCTTGCTTTCCCCTATGCGATTTCAGCAAGGGAGATGCAACAAAAAGCCCGTGCTTTTGCAAAGTTCCTGACGGACAGCAAGGGCAGACCACGGAACATAACGCTGACCTTTGACCATGACATTGATAAACACTATACGGTTCGTATAACCGGAACCCTGTCCATTGAACGATTGTTGGCAATGGGCTTCTTCACATTGTCTATGGTTGCGGTTGACCCGTTCAAATACCTTAACTATTCGGCTGACGATCCAATCACGTTGGACAGTGAAATCATGTTGGACACGTTGGAAGATATTACTTTGGACAGTGAGGATGCCTACACATTCACTGTTAACGCTCCAGGAACAGTTCAGGTGCGGAATATTGGCACGGTAGATGTTTCCCCTGTTGTGGTCATTACAGGGAGCTTCACAACCTTCTCTTTGGCTTACGATGGTAAAACATTGAGCTATTCAGAAGCCATTGCAAGCCAAACGTTAACAATTGACTTTGCCAAGATGACTGCAAAAATTGGAGCAACAAACAAACTAGGCAAGGTGTCCGGGGAGTTCTTCGAATTGCCGGTTGGACTTGCAGAAATAACGATTGGCGGGACCGGCTTAAATTGCACGGTCTTTTTTGATTTTCAGCCTAAATATTTGTAGGAGGTGGCGTTTTTGACTGACTTGCTTGTGGGATCAGACACATTGAAAACGATGTACCCCAAGGTTAACACGAAATTTAACGAGGTTGTCGCAACAGCACTTAGCAATAAAACGGCACTAGAAGCTTCTATAGCCGCAGCAAATGCGCTAATCAGTGGAAACGAACTGGATATTGAAACCAAACTTGCTGCACATCTTGCTTCAATCGCTGCACATGCTGCCGAAGTTATCACAATGGCTGACGCAGGGTTCACAGCAACAAACGTGAAAGCAGCACTGTTGGAATTGTTGACACGGGTGAACAACATTGTTGCAAACTCAGGGACAGCTAACACCGAAGTTGTAGACGCACGACTTGGGGCAGATGGAACAACGCGGGCTAACCTGGGAACAATGGTGCGGGAGATCCACGCCAAACTATTGGCCGCAGCCGTTTCAACTGCAATCCTTAAGCGTGGGATGAACTATGTACTGACTTCCGAAGCTTCGCCGTTGAACCTGACGATCAGCGGGCGCACGTTGGTGAATCTGCTTGGAAGTGACGGAGGATGCGAGAGTTTAACACCTTTTTCGATAGTACAGGCAGTCACACTTTCGACAGCGCAAGTTAAAAACGGGAGCAATTCGTTCAAGCTGTCAGCTTCAGGACTTAACACTAACGCTTACAGAGATTATACTTACCCATTAGATTTAACCAAACAATATATTTTGGGTGGTTGGGTGTATATCGAGTCATACACGGCAGGGTTAGTTTACATTGGTTTATTGGATGTTGGCACAACGACGACCAGATATATAGGTTCAGCGACAACATCGACAGTCGGAAGCTGGCAATTTGTCTACGTTAAAATACCGACTTCCAACATTTTGGTCGGGACAGGATTCAGAGCGCAAGTGGCACTAGGTAACAGTCCGACCGCTGTTGTCTACTTCGACTCCATACGCCTATACGAAGTCAGCACAACCGACTACACAGCCATAGGGTCAACGCTCACCGCTACCACAAGCCCAAGCATAGACGATAAATTCCCCTACGTGGACAGCGTGAAGCATCTCACAAATCCGAGCGTGACCAAGTACGGAAAGAATCTGTTACCACCGTTTAGCGAGTGGACGTTACATGCTAATGCTGTTGTGACAGAACCTTACAAGTTGTCTATTGTTGCTACAGCCGCAAATCAAAATTCAAATTCTCCACTAATACCCGCTTTACCAAATACCCAGTACACATTGAGTGCAAAAAATAACAGTTTAGGTTTCCAGTATGCTTTACGTCAGTATGATTCTAACGGCACACAATTAGCTACTACTGCACTATCCACACAATCACAACTTACTATTACAACTGTTTCGAATGTTTCTCATTTACTTTTATTAGCTGTCACGAATGGACCGGGAACGGGAACTTGGGAGGAGCCGTTACTAGAGCTAGGCTCCACAAAAACCACATTCGAACCCGCAAACCCTGACTATCTATTCGCACCCGTAACACTCGCCTCAAACATCGACGGTACGGTCAAGGACTCTCTGACCTTCAGGGATGGTGCATGGTACAAGACTAAGCGGTGGATGACGGATGTTGTGTTGGATGGTTCGTTGGGGTGGCTATTCAGCGGTGATGATGTTGGATTTAAAAATATGTATATAAACGCTGATGTTTTCCCTGCATTTGTAGGTACAGAAACAACTAACTTTACAATCGTTAAATATAATGGGGGAATTTTAAAAAATTCTTCTAGTGTAACAAGCGGAGATATAGGGTGGTATAGAACAAACACAACACCGAAAAGATGGTACGTTTCTATACCCGACACGGACTCAGGTTGGGGTGAATCCTACACACCATCAGAAGCAGAGATAAAGGCTTGGGCATACGGATGGAAGATGAACAACGGCACTTTTGGCACGGCCTACGATGGAACAGGAACGAAGACCTGGACGCTGTGGAATGCAACGAGTAATACGGGTTCTGTTACCGTTACACCGACAACACTTGCAACTGGCTACACACCGTACAAGCTTTCCTACCAACTGGCAACAACGCAAACGGAAGTAGTCAGCACGGAAGGTTCCATTTCGTTGCAGAGTGGTGGGAATCAGGTGGAATTAGGAGAAGGCGTAATTGTGCGGGAGAAAGCAACACTAAGACAACATACCACAAACTTCCAATGGTATCTCAACTTAAAAGACGGTGCGTCTGGAAGTATTGCTGACGGAACAAAACTCAAAAACAGACTAGACAGGTTTATTGCCATATACAAAAACGGTGTGCAAGACAAAAAATGGACAATATACAGCAATACTTCCACCGGCTACGGCAATTATTCTGCCTTTATAGCAAATTCCGACTACGACAGTACTGCCGAATACACCGTGTCATATGTAGCCTTAGACAAGTACAGCTTAACATCAAATGTTGTGGACGCATCGGGCGATTACAACACATCTTCCAAGAGCATCCAGGATCAAATCGTTCGCCGGTTAGCTGACGCAGAAACTGGAATCAGCACGAACGTTAATGCTATTGCTCAACTTTACAAACGCATGAAAGCGTTGGGAGGTTAACTATGAAGAACTTAGAAAACTTGCGTGAATGGCTGATTCAGCGCGGGGTTCCCGTAGAAGAACTGGACAATATTGAAGAACCACCAGTCATCAACGACATAGGCAACGGGCTTATGCTTTCACTTCAGAACGATGATGACATTGGGAACGTGCTTGTCATGATTATGATGAAGCAAGATGAACTTGAAGCCCGCATTGCGGCTTTGGAAGGGGGTGCTGTTTAATGCTTAACTACTACCGCTATAAGCTTGATAAAGGCATGATGACCATTGACGAAGTGCCAGAACCTTACCAAACACAGCTTCGCGCAGAAGGCTATGAATAATTAAAACAGACGGGTTGGGCTGATGCCTGACCCTTTTCTTTTTGCTTTCAGAAGGGTGGTGAAATTATCCTTTACCCAATCGTATATGACAAATTTGAAACGAACTTTTCCAATCTGGGTCTTGCTGTTCTGGATAAGGTTTATGACTATCGCATTTTCCAAAGGCTGAACGGTGACTATGTGTGTAGCTTCAGAATGCCATTGGATGACGAAAAGTTCAGCGAAATTCAAGAAGAAAACATTGTGAAAGCCAGTGGTCAATTGTTCATCATTCGCATAGTAGAAGAAGAACGGACAGGAGAGAATGAGCTGCTTGCCTATGTAGAAGGTGAACACATATCTTCTGAGCTACTTGGGAAGCACATTGACAGCATCGAGTTAACCGCAGCAAGTCCAAACGTGATTCTTCCCCTGCTTCTGAGTGGGACAAGGTTCACGGGAGGTGCATCTTCTATGAGTGGAACACATGATTTCACAGTTTCCCGAAAGTCAGCAACATGGGGGCTGAACCATCTGATTGCCCTTTCTGATGGTGAACTTGAACGAGACAATTTCACAGTCAATCTGAAGCCCCAGGTTGGCAATGACAACGGAGTTCACTTCCGTTACAGAAAGAACATCACGGGCATAAAACGCACGGTGGACAGCAAGGGAGTGGTTACACGGCTGTATTGTTACGGCAAGGATGATCTGACCATTCCCGCTATTGACAGCCCTAATATTGGCTTGTATCCCGTCCCGAAAGAAGACAAAGTTGAGTTCAACGAAATTACAACTGAAGCGGGTCTTCAAGCAGCTGGGGAACGTTATTTAGAATCGGTTGACACTCCAAAAGTATCCTATGAAGTTACGGTTGTTGAATTGAAGAAAGCTGTTGGTTATGACGATTCCGAAGCTTTTTTTGTGGGTGACACGGTGACGGTGTTCGATGAAGACTTGAACCTTGATCTGAAAGCCCGCGTTGTGGAATATGAAGAATTTCCTTTGGAACCCGAACGTTCACGGGTGACACTTGCAAACTTCATTGACAGCATTGAAGACACTATAAACAAACTTCAGGATGCAGCAAACAAGGTGCAGACGTTCACCACAAAAGATAAGCTGAACACCTATTGGTTGGATGGTGCCATTAATGCAATCGTCAATCAAATCCGTATGGGTGGAGTCTTTACGAATGCTGTTGAGATCGAAGGTCAAGGCTTCCTTCTAGAAAATAACGATGCTGCAAGCCCGGACTTTGGAGCGTTGTACATTGGTCCTGGTTGGATTCTGATAGCTAACGCAAAGAACCCAGACGGGTCATGGCAATGGCGCACAGCTCTGACAGGTAAGACCGTAAATGCTGATGAAATTCGTGCCGGTACGCTTCAAGCTTCTTTGGTGAAGATCCTGGGTGACACGAATTTTTATTGGGACGATACAAGCATTTACATCATTGACCCCTTAGACATACAAAAGCAGATCCGGATTGGAAAGTATGACGGGACCAACTACGGCATAGGGTTCACCACAAATGGGGGTTCTAGTTGGTCAACAGCAATCGACTTTGCGGGAATCACCATTGGCCCGGATAGCACCTATGCTCCTGGATATGACCCAAGTACGAAGGCAACTCAGTCAGAACTTGACACTGTTGAAGCTACGGCCAATAGTGCTTCCAGTACAGCAAGCGCAGCCCAAAGCACTGCAAACGCAGCACAGACAACGGCAAATAATTCCGTACAGCAAGGAACGCTATACAATGGTGTGAAAATCAATTCCGCAGTTGGATTCGAAGCCATACGAACAGACAACAAAGTGAAGACCATCATGAATGCAACGGAAGGCATTAAAATTCAACGTTCCACTGATGGAAGCACTTGGCAAGACCGCATGTACTTTGATACAAACGGAAACCTATTCATCAAAGATGCTGTGATTTCCGTGGAGCATTCGAACGGAGCAAAGACAGTCATTGATGGAGAAAGCTTCAAGGCTTATATGGACAAGAATGTTACAGATCATTTTGTTTCTGTTGATGGTATTGGATTGTATCGGAGTTATCAAGGCACCAAGTCTCGTTTTCGTGATGCGTTAGCCTTTACAAGCGGTTCTTTTCCATCAGGTTCTCAGAGTATGTTTACAACTGGGCCACCTTCCGATGGCACAGCAACGCAAATGTGTACACAAATTGTAAACATTGATTTAATAGGTGGAGAATGGATTGGTAAAGCAACAAATGTGCAAGTACAACTGACTATTAATGAAGCCGCCGGATCTAGTAATACCACAGATTATACCGTACAAATGAAAAAATGTGAGTTACAAAGCGTAGAAGCTTTGCCTAATGGTATACGTTTAAAGATTATCGGGGGCAATTTGTGGCATGATCCGGACTATTTTTTGTGGACAGATGCATCAGTACGGTATTGGGGGGCATATTCAACTATGACTTTTCAAGTGATAGCTATAGGTTAAAGCCATTCCCCGTGCCTAGCGGGGAATATTTAATTTAATTAAAGGGGTGCGCGGGGATGGACAGATTTGACACAGTACTTAAGACAGGGTTCATGTTTATTGGTGGTGTAATTTCATGGATGGTAGGGGGGTTGGGCGTGGCATTTGTCGTGCTGTTGGGGTTAATGACGATTGACTTTTTATCTGGATTAATGGTGGGTTATTCACAAAAGGAATTAAACAGCAGCATTGGCAAAAACGGCCTGATGAAAAAAACTTACATCATCCTACTGATAAGTGCGGTATATATGATTCAATTAGCAATACCGGTTCTTAGTTCGGCAGGGTATGTGGGGGATGGTATAGCAATTGCTTATTGCGTGATCGAGTTTATCAGCATAGTGGAAAACGGGGGTAAATTAGGGGTACCTATTGGCCCGCTTAAGAATGTTATTGCAGTTCTTAAGCAAAGGGGAACTGACAAATGACCCCTTGGAACGAAGCCATTATCCCGGTTAATGAGTACACACGACCAGGTATAATTCGCACATTTACTCGAAACGTTGTATGGCATTGGACCGCAAACCCATTAGCAAGCGCATATAATCATTCCATCTACTTCGGGAAAACCTTGCCCGCTATGAATTATGAAGTCATGCGCCAATATCAATCCGGTGAGATTACATGGCAACAAGCGGAAAAGCTGCTTATTTATGCTTCAGCTAACTTCTTCATTGATCCAATTGAAACCCTGCTTATTATTCCAATTGAAGAAGTCTCTTACCATGCATCACAAGCAAATCCATATTCAGTGGGTGTGGAGCTGTGCATTGAAAAAGACGGTTCCTTTCATCCTGCAACCATCGAAAAGGCCATTCAACTAGGCGTGGAGCTTTGCAAAATGTATAACATCACACCAAGTGATTTCATGAGACATTTTGACGTTACACGGAAGAACTGCCCTAAACCTTGGGTGGACGATGTAAGCCAATGGGAAGTTTTCAAGTTAGAGGTTGATCGAAGGCTTAAAGGGAAAGGAGAGAGTGAAAACATGCTGACCCTTACGCAAGAAGTCCGGGAAGCGTTAGTTGCTTCTTTGCAGAGAGCATATGAAAGGGGCTTATTGGGTGATTATCGTTTCGTAGAAAAAGCCTACAATAGCACCCTTACTCGTTCAGAACTTGACGTTGCAAACAATATCATCATAGTCAATAGCGCACTAATATAAATATTTGCCCCTCCCTTGTGGTGGGGGCTTTTTGTTTTGTACAATAAACTTCATAAGGACATTAATGAGGTGAAAATGATGAACAGCGAGAAAAGGAAGCAAATTCAGCATCATCTAGATTCTATTCAAACTCTTGTTTCAGAAGAAGATGATAATACCTTATACAACAAATTCCTTGCTGCAATGGAAAAAATACAGGAGTCAAACATAAAAAATAAGAAGTGGATCGAAGGCAGCAAGGACGAGTATTTTCTTTACAATCTTATGAAGGAAGCGAAATATCCCATAACCGGTACATTTCAAATGCTTGGAAAAGATATTGAGAAAAAATACGATTCCATTGATCTTGGGAAACTAATGGATATGTATTTTGCTTCTCAGGGTTGGAAATGTACATTTGAAGACATGTTGGATTATCTCGTTGCTGATGAAGACCCCGATGAACTATTCCCAATTATGAAATCTGGAATGGATATCAAGCTTTTTTTACAAACCAAACGCACATAATACACTCATTCTCACATATGATGTATCATGTATGCATAAGCTTCACCTTTGTAAGCGTAGCGGAAGTGAAGCTCAGAACCCACGAAAAAGCACATAGTTTACACGATGTAATACAATCAGCCCCCATTTTTCGGGGGCTTTTTTTGTTGGAACATGCATCATTTAGGCTGAAGCCCATAGAATGTATTACTTAGCGCAAACATGTTGTAAACTTCTTAGTTTCTACGAACGGTGGTGATCATGTGAGAAAAACCATAAGCTTCAGACTTCGTGCAATTGATTCGGATCTTGAAGAAGCAACGAAGGACATTGACCAACGTACACTGTCTGAGATGTGCAGAAACGGGTTGCGGTTGATGTTAGGCATTAAAACAACAAAGATTCATCAAACGGTTGAACGTCCGATCATGCCACAAAAAGAAGAAAAGGAACGGGCCATTGAAAAGCCTAGAACAGAACAATCCATTTCCATGCCGTTAGTTATAGGCAATGGCGGGTTAAAGCGAAAATGATTTTTTTTGCACCAAAACTATACCTATAGGTATAAACTCAGACACAATTAAGCCAACCAGGTGTTAACAGCCAAACCGATTGCATAACCGATGATAAGCGCAGCACCAAAGAACATTGGGTGTTTCCTCCTTCGCGTGGTTTGGTTCTTAGTATGTACGAATCGAAAGAATTTATTCAAGGAGGGTTCTTGAAAATGGCGAAAACG